TTCTTATAGTTTCTGCCAGTAAATCCAAATTCATAAGTTGCAATCTTTGCAGATTCGTATTTCCTCTTCTCTCCTTCAACTGAAGAGTATCTGATAGTTCTCTTTAATAAATATTTTCCAGATCGACCAGACATCCTATTGTGGTTCGTATGAATATGCTTGCCCATATTATCATTAACAAATCTACTAGTCTTGGCTCTTTCCCTAAGATTTCTCTGAACAGTAGGAGACAATGCCTTCTTTTTAGAATCATTGCCATAGTTCCATCCAATCTGATTCTTCATCATTTTAGTGAAGTGAGCAGCAGTCATCCTCATAGCAATTCTATATGCTCTAGGGAATTTTACTTTAACATCATTTAAAAATGGAGTTGCGCTATCCTCTACCTTGGCATCTATCTGTGGAATAGATGGCTTGGATGATTTACTAGCAGAACTTACAACAGCTCTAGCAGCAGCACCAGCTATAAACGGAATCGCCATTATCGATTACGCCCTCTACGCCTAGTTTGTTTACTAGTGCAACGTAATTCCCACATGCCATGCTCTAAATTTCTCTGAACAACTTCCCAGACTTTTCCTGAAGATGTTGTTATAGTATCGTATGTTTTAATAGTTTGTATGTATGTTTCAGATATCCAGATATCAGCTAATTCACTGATACCACGGTTGATTTCATTCTCAGCCATTCCACCAGTGTCTAGAGATAGTATATCAACTATCCCTAGAACATCAGTGTCCCCGTCAGAGTTGCTGACAATAAGATCTTCCTCAAAATGGCCGTGACCAAGGAAGACCTTATCAGCATCATCAGCTAATCTGTCGGTAAATCCCAACTAAAGATTAGATAACAAGTATCCAGCTTCAGCTAATTTAACCTTCTCACTTCTCCAATGTCTTGTACGCAAGATATTAGAACGAGTTTGAGGCTCTTCGTAAGACTCTGTATTAACTACTTCGTCAGCAGCCCAGTTCAATGTGTGACCAAAATTTGGACCACCAGCGATTGTAGCAGCAGGTTCAACTTGTAAGAATGCTTTAGTGTCATCCCAGATACCAGCGCCACTGAAATCCTGACCTTCATCAGCAGTATTAAGAACACCATAAGATAAGTTCAAAGAACTTAATCCTAAGTAAGACTTAACTAAGCTGATCTGCGCGTCTAAACCTAATGCAAGAACATTAGAAGTATACTTAGCAGAATCCATGAACTCAGCAGTGATTAAGATTTCTTGGAACTTATCCCAAGTCATAGTCATCTTAGTTGGGATAGTACCAATTAAGTCACGAACAGCTTTCTGACCAGCAAGAACATCAGCTCTTGGAGTCGCAGTAGCAGAAGTTGACCATGAAGTGCCAACAGCGTTAGCGTTCTGACCTTCAACGATATCACGGATTCTAACTTCTTGCTTTTTAGCTAAGATGTCAAGAACGATGTCTTGAGCTTCAGCTTCAGCGCGAAAGTATGAATCGTAGTTTTTAGCTAAAGCATCGTCTACAGGAATTTCCAAACCATACTCTTCAAGACTGAAGTTAGCTTGTTCAAAACCGAAGTCAACGCGGTTATAAGCACCACGATTACTTCTCTTCACGTCAGCATCTTGAGTCAATGCTTCTTTGTTGATAACTGGGTAGTTACCATCAGGATTAACAACGTCAACTTTAGGCATGATACCTAAGCCGACAAAGCCAGCCATGTTGTCTTGTGTATTAAATTCTTTGACTAGATCAGAAAGATCACGTCTCTGAATAACTTGTGTTGGTGCGCTCATTGATTATCTCCTTTACGCTAAACTTTTTGGAAGAACTTCGATGACAGAACCATCACCAGATGCAGCTTCTAGAGCTACGAAACGAACAGTAGTACCAGTCGTTTCAACTTTACCAGCAGCAGCGCCATATAGGTCATCGCCAGCAGTTACAGCTTCAGAAGCTACAGCTTTGAATGTGCCAGAAACATTGATCAACTTAACTGTACAGTTTTCGCCAGAAGCAACTAACTCATCAGCGAAACCAATCGCATACTCTTCATCACCAGCTACCTGGAGTACACCAGCAACTAACTTAACTCGCTCATAGCGATTAATAGCAGCACCCGCCTCGAATGCCTTCATACCTGAATTAAACTGACTCATTACTTACCTCCAAGTGGACAGTCGTTTTTGAATTGTGCGTGCATCTCTGGTTGAGTCGCAGCAGCTTTAAGAGAAGCTTCTCTCTTAGATAAACCTTCTTTCTTCTGTAGAAATGAAACATACTCACAGAACTCAGAAGGAACTTCTTCTTTAACTTCTGTCTTACCTTCTTCTTTAGAGAAAGCAACAGCATTAACTTCTTTCTCATCTAACTTAGCTTGCAATTCAGCAATCTTAGCATCAGATGCAACTTTAGCCTCGCCTTGCTTAACAAGCAATTTAGCAGAGAACTCTTCAACACTGTCACCAGCATTGTCCATAATGAACTGAGCATCGTCAGTCATCGTTTTAAATTGAGCAATTTTCTTGTCGAATGACAATTTAGCCGATTGCTCCAGCTCGGCTTGGTTTGGCTGAGAATCGGCCATAGCACTTTCCTCCTTAATGGTTGGTGCGGTTGAAAAACTTGTTACTGTGTCAGGCACATGCCCGAACATTGTAAATGATACTTCTTTTATGATTGAGTCTTGGAAGGCGAACATTGGTCCTTCGTGCGTAAAGCCATCGATTGTGATTTCTCCACCTTCAGGTACTTCTGTGATAGTAGTTGCTTGAGGGTCAAATCGAAGTGAACATTCCATTCCGACTTCTCGCATGTCTTGGATGTATTTTGAATGTTCATTATCTATAAAAGCCCCACTAAAATCTACTGTTTCTGAAAGTTCCATCTTATTAATCTTGCCAGCACCTTTAGCTGTATCATGATCCAATAAAGCTGGGATAACATCTTTAGCCATCTTCATTGAGCTGACTTCAAAAACGAACTTGCCCCAATAAGGATGTGCTACCACTTGGCCAGCTTTATAAGGACTAAGTGAAAATTCTTTTTCGCTAACTTTTAAGTCGGAGCTAGATGCTCTCAACTGAGTGGCTTCACTCGGTATCGTTTTCTGAGTCATCTACCTCTTCTTCCCTAAAAATTGCTTCATTAAAAGTTTTTGCTTGACCAAGTATATCTCGCCAATCTACCTTAGCACCAGTCTTCTTTACAACATTCTCTGCTATCTTGATTGCTTTTAGAATCTCTTCTTCTTTGTAGTCAAGTGTTTCTGACCATGAAGTACCATTAGTATTGCAAACTTCACGATTTGAAGATAGTCCAGACTGGATTCTCTCGATATCAGCTTTTGTCTCTTTTACGGGATCTAAGACAATCATTTTTGGTGGAGTAGAGGATACGCTATAGCTTTTTACCTCTCCTAATTCACCACTCTTAACCCACATCTCAATCTTCCAACGAATAACAGGCTCTAAGAACTCACGAACAAATTTCTTATGCCTCATCAAAAATCCCTTGTGTGCCGTAAGCAATGATGCTCTGGCAGAAGAGTAATTGGTCTTCGAGAAATCTAAAGACAGAATCTCCAAAGGTAGGCCAAATGGGAGTCCAGAGAATCGAAGCAGTTGTGTTATGAATGGCGAATACTGCTGTCCTGTCTGAGATGCTCCCAACATTTTGACATCTTCACCAGCTTCCAAATATACTACGCTACCTGGTGCAGTGATTTCCTGTTCTCTCTCGTTGCCTTCACTATCCTCTTCAGTTGTAGTGTGGATAGACTCATGATCGTGCTTAGTGACTGCCATAACATGATTGGCTGCCATTTTCTGCTGAATAATACTAGCTTCTGTGAAAGCATCCATATCTTCAAACAGATCGAAAGCAGGAGCGAATCTAGGAACGCCTCTTGTCTGTGATAACCTTGCTCTGTTGGCTAAAAAGATTGCATCTTCAGCATTGATCGTCGTAGATTCATGCTTACTTCTGCTGTTAATCCTATCCTCATGTTCATAGATATGAAATTTCTTGATAGCGCCAAATCTATCTAACTCAATTCCCTTCTCAACATTCTTAGAAGCCTTTCTAGGATCTCGAATCCTATCAGCCTCAATTATCTGTATCTTGCCATTGTTTAATTTGTTAATTAGGATATCACCATCAACATCGATAGCTCTAAATACCAGCTTCTCGATTTCCTTACCAGTGAATATACCACGAATATCTGGAGAATCATTCCAGAAGTCATTAAACATCTTAGTAGCTTTCTTATTCCAGTTTTTATTAGGTGACTGGATTTGAATTTCTACTCCCTGACCAAGTATTGCTTCGCCAAGTCTATCCAATATAGCTTTAGCATAAATATTATCTCGGTCAAGAGCTCTGGCCGCGTCTCTAAGAGTATCAAGCTCGGCCTCATTTGTGTGTTCATCTGCTGACTTATTACCGAATCGAATATTAGATCGTAGACGGTTATTTTTGGTCGCTCTGTACCCAAGATTGGATGCAAGTTGTCTTTCCCCTAGTCTTAATTTGTACTTTTGAGGATCAGTTATCTTATAGTAACTATCTGCGAAGCCTGCTAGTTTATCTGAAATACCCATCTATTCCCTAACGTGCTTCATTAAAACTTTGTTCTTTTTGCCAGCGGAAGTACTCGCGGTTTTTTGGTACTCATCGATACTGCTTTTGATGTACCTGATACCTTCCCTGTACTCAATCTTACGGTTGCCCAACTCGTAGTTCGACATACCAGCAAGAGTTATCTCTGCTAACAATATTTGCTTCCTAGCCTCATTATAGTTTCCAGACTTGAGAGCATCTTTTGCTTCCTGCAACTCCTCTTCAAGTTGATTTTGAGTGATTCGTGTTGTTTCTAGCAGCAGTGATTCATTAGCAGCAGAAAGTCCCAATCCCTGTATAAATGAGATCTGGGTAGCTGAAAATCCGTTTTGTGCAGATAGTAAATCTACACCTTCGTCAGATGTAATCGTCGTATCAACGATTAACTGATTAATTAATGTAACTTGAGATGCAAGTAATGCCATTTGGACATTACAAGATCAATCTGGTGTTGAAAAGAATCTATTTTACAACATTCAGAAAATAATCATTCCATTCTTTAGCAGCATCGGATATTATAATATGACATGGACCTCTTGCGTAGCATCTGTCACAGAAAACGTAAGATTCACGACACTCTACCATATATACATCTTCACTCTTACAGAATGGACATGGTTTTAGTTTTGTTTCTTTACTCATGACGTATAACAATCCCCAAAGCCTTCAAATATCCATCTAAAGTCTTGGTCCCAACATTATCTGACTTAAAAAACTTATATATAGCCACCCTGCTTATTCCAATCTTATCTGCCATCTCAACTTTGGTCATTCCAGTAGATAGCATCTTAGCTTTCGCAAGTTCCAAATAATCATTAGCTTCAGGCATGGCCATGCCACCATTATGGTAGATTCCTTTCCTGATCATCTTAACCAAACACCTGGCAGAAGACTGCATCATGGTATCTGCGCTCACAGACTTTTTAAAATAGGTTACGCTGGGGCAAGAAACCTTTTCCCCAACGTCAGCGAGATGAATCAGCTCATCTAGTGAATTTACTTTATTTTTCATCTCAGCGTATACCTATCCGTTTACAGAAGGGCGTACACTAATACTCATCATCCCGCTTCAACATCTTTTTAACAGAGAATCTGTACCTACATACAGGAGCTCTACAAATCCTATGTTGGGATACAAATAGCTCACCAGTTTGTGTGGAAGTTGCAATGGTATCATGACCATGGCATCTAGGGCATTGCCTGCGCTCCTTGTTCTTCATATAGGGGACTTTCGGAGTAGGTCTTTTCTCGACTACCTTGGGAGTTTCCTTTCTTTTACGCTTTGCCATCTAATCTTTTAACCTCGCTCCTGATGAACTAAACCAACTACCATGATTTCTAGATTTCTTCTCAGGAATCTTTCTATCGGCTTCTCTTTTTACTACATCTCTCTTTTTCTTAGCATCCAATCGCTCTGTCTTCGCTTTCAGAAAATAAGCGCCAGCAATTGCGTATGACGCACAGTCCAAATAATCATTTCTTCTGGCAGTCTTCTCCCATTTAAAGGATTCTCCCAATTCATCCCATTTACGCCTCTCAGCAGTCATAGATTTTATCCAGGTAATATCAACATCGCCTGGAACATGCCTGAAGCAATCTATCGTCTCATTCTCAATCAAATATCTGTCATGAACAAGAGCTTTTGTGTTATCAACTTCAATAAACCAGATTCTATTGCCATCATCTTGAATCCTGATTCCAAAAATTCCATTAACCTTGTAAATCTCCTTCTTGCCAGTCAATTTATTTCTCTGACCTTGGCCAATACCCTTCACGCCAAACCAAGTCTTGTTCCTTTTCATCCAAGGCCCAATCAAGTCATATCGATAACCAGTATCGATCATCTTTAAGTCAGAAGTCTTATCATCCCAGCCTTCAACGGCTATATCATCTAAATCCTGTAGCATATTGTAGAATCCAGCATCAGATTCGTCACGCTGATCCACAGTTCCATATTCCAGTACAATAGAGTGCATCGTTTCCATGTTATAAGCCTCAGCTTGCCAATAAGAATATCCTTTCTGAATATCCACTGAGAATATAATCTTCTCACACCATGCAGGAATCTCTCTCAATCTATAGTCACTTTTCGATGCAAGCTTTCTTAGTGTTTGCTGTGATATTTGATCACGATCTATGTCTTCGTCTCTATAAGGAATAGCCCATTTTGATTGTATCATGGCCTTCTTTACTTCTTTCAGATCCGATCTATCGGCCTGCCATTGTTGTCCAGCAGTTTTCGCAAGACTCTGCATTGGAGAATGAAGCACATTATACTGCATCCCAAAATTCTTTGTTGGAGGCAATTCGCCAACGACATTTCCATCATTATCAATATACTGTCCTCGATGAACGAGCTTAGGAGTATCCAGAGCTTCAAGCCTATCATTATTAGTCCACAGATCATTACACTTACAGCACTGGTATCTAGCAGTTTCCTCAGCAGATAAATCAGACTCTTTATTAAACTTTAGACCCTCTTTAGTTAGCTCCTGAAAGAAATTACACTTAGGGCAAGGTACATGAATAATTCCACCGCTGCCATGAATCATAGCATCCTGCCAAATCCTTCCCGTCTCAACTGAAACCGTACATTCCTTAATAATTTTAGAATCCTCGAAGGCATCACATCTATTTTCGATAAGCGAAACAGGATCAGCTTCATCACCATCTCCTCTAGACTCATCCATCTTATCAACTTCCGTTATAAGAATATATTTTGCCGTGTGAGATGACATCTGCTCCGCTCCACCACCTGCGCCCATAAATCTAAGAGTCACGCCATTTTTAAATCGAACAGCTTGAAACGATCCACCTCTAGAACCTGCCCCCTTAGTAGGTAGCTGATCCTTGTAAATAGAATCCTCAATAACGGGCTTTAATTTCTCCAGCCACATACCAGAGGCCATCTCCATAGATGGAATGCCAAAAATAACATCCTCTCTCATCTCAAATAGATAATAGAGTAGTGGAATATTTGTTGCTATGGTAGTTTTTCCATTTTGAGTTGGCCCAACTATCGAAACCTTTCTCCATCGGTCATCCATGATTGCGTCAAAGATGAAGTGATTGAATGGAGCATAATCTGGATCGAAAAGTAGGCCACGCCTTGGGCCTTTAGGAAGTCTTATTTCTTCAGATGCAAACTCAGCAATTCCCCTAGTTATTTCTGGGTAGAATCTTTTCTTGAGTCTAATTATCGTTGATTCTTTCGTCATCTATCTTTGCCATACCCTTGAGTACATCAACAATTTCAGTCTCAAGGACTTTTTCAACTACAGAGGAATCTCTTTCCTTCGATAGCTTTATTCCAATCTTCTTGGGCAATGCTTGAAACGAACTTCTAGCAAAGTCCACAATCTCACTCATGATTTCATCGTGATCCTCTCTATTTATAAGCTTTTTCCTAGATCGATCACGCTCATCTTCAGCTAAGTCAGCTTTTGCAGCTCGATATCTTTCTAATTGATCGGCATGGACAGTTCCATCCAAATCTGTGTCGCCTCCATTCATCTCTTTTTGAGACAACTTTCGCTCGTGAATCTTCTTTTTCTCGGCTTCTTCTGCCAGATCTAGAGCTTTTTTTACAGCACGATCACACTTCCATTGCATGACTTCTTTTGGGTCATAGAACTTAGTTCCATCATCTAATGCGATAGTTAATCCTTCCTCAACCCAGTTCCAGAGGGTCTTGGATGAAATATTCATGACCTTACACAAATCTGTGGCAGACATGAACCTGAAATCTTCTTTTTTGAATCTTGGCATAATTTTGTGTTAAAATCTTAGGAACTACAAGTTTGTGTCAACTAGTTTACAACATTGCAATAATGAGACAAAATAGGGTAGTAAAGCCCATTTACGTTCGTAGTTTCCATCAAAAAATCCTGTGGGGACGAAAACTGGGCGATTTAGCCCGATC